GTGTTGGTAGTTCCTGAAACGCCTTTATTTGGGCCCGAAGCATGGCGTTGACCACCATCACCACCGCCACCTGTACCACCAAGACCTTTTATGCCGTTAGCATCATCATAAGCAGCACCACCACCACCGCCAGCATAAGTGACTGATGAGCCAGTAATTGAAACTGCTCTACCGTTACCACCATTAGATGCAGTTACGCTGCTACTTGTTTGGTCAACGCCCTGAGCAGAAGCACCACCACCACCAGCAGCACCGGGATAAGGACCAGAACCACCTCTTGTTGGGCCGTTACCACCACGAAATCCTTGACCTGACGGAGATGCAGCACCACCATCACTAGTTCCTGAACTTTCTCTACAAGCACCACCGCCACCTGAGCCACCAGATTGACCATTAGTATTTGTGCTGTAAGTACCACCACCACCGCCACCTGTAGCTGTTATTGTAGAAAATACAGAGTTACTTCCATTGCTACCTCTTGCGGAGTTATCACCGCCTGATAGATTGGCAGCACCACCACCAACAGTAACTGTATAATTTGTTCCTTTTTGTATTAATAAAGCGGTTTCTAAAGAACCACTACCGCCAGTTCCAGTCACAGTAGAACGAAGTCCACCACCGCCACCTCCGCCACCAAGGTACGGGCCACCAGCTCCACCACCAGCAACTACTAGATAATCAACTGTTACAAATGAAGGAACCGTAACAGAATTTGTTGCCGTTGAGTCTGCACAGGTTCCATTAGCGTTAGTTGCTTTAACCTTAAATGTATAATCTCCAGCAGCCAAACCAGTAAATGTATGTGATGTAGAACTTGTTGTTGCTGCTGTTTGTGAAGTTTGTGCAGTAGTTCCATTAAGAAATGGAGTGATGGTGATAGAGGTAAGATTTTTACCGCCATTATTTCCATTAGTCCAAGTTACCGTTACATCACTTGTTGAAGATGATATGCTTGCAGTTCCAATAGTTCTTACTTCAGGAAGTGTAGTTGGAGTTACTGCAGCAGCATTTGGAGTGTTGACAGTAGTTCCAAAATTGTTCTGAGCGTTACCATAAACTGTATAGGAAGTTCCCGGAGTAAGCCCAGTTAAGGTTAAAGTAGTGCTACTACTTGAAGCACTAAATCCACCAGAAGTTGTGAAGGCATTGTATTGTGATGGGGTTCCACCGCCACTACCTGCTTGCATAACAACGCTAAGTTTTCCAGCAGTAGATGTATAAGCATCACCAGTAGAAGCATCAGTTACTGAAACAATTTGTGGAGTAGAAGGTGGTGCAGATACTGCAACCCATATAGTTCCATTATAGATTTCAAGAATTTCTAATTGTCCATTGTAATAAGTGTCGCCAATTACAGGATTAGATGGGCGATTAGCGGTATTACCAGAAGGGATCCCACCCTTAGAAGGATATTGTTGAAATGGCATTAGGTAAGCTCCACTCCGCTAATGTGAAAATTGACAGCAGTACTTGATGCATACCCAGTAATAGTCTTAGGGGTTGCATTGGCAGGTAGAACCTGCTTGATATCAAACCCAATAACTGAGTTAGCAGGAACCGCTACGGTAGGCACGATGACTACCCCATCCATTGAAACTGTTGCAGTTGACTGGGATGTAGCAGTATTTGATATTACGATATTAGTCACAACAGCAGTTGTGCTTGTAGTTGGTGCAGTATAAAGAGTTGTACTAGATGTTGAAGCTGCTGTTCTAGCCAACACTTTTGAGGTTACAGCCATAAGTTACTGTTCCTTCCTTTTCTTAGTAGATATCCATTAGATCGACAACAATTCTTTCATCGTCATAGGCACTTGCTATGTCAATGACTGGAGTCGATCCTCCAGATGAGGTTATTCGGTTTGCTGTACCAGATACTCCAGATACAGCAGAAGTTGAAGAGATGGCAATCCAAGCGGATCCACTCCATGCATACATGGTACTTGTTGTTGAGTTCCAATAAGTGGCACCAACAAGAAGTGTGTCTCCATCGTTGTCTAATGTCGGTGCAGTTGACTTGGCACCAAGATATCGATCATCGAAGGAGTCATATGAGGCAGCAGCAGCCGATGCCGAGTTAGCAGCAGATGTTGCAGAAGTTTGTGCTGAAGATGCACTTGTAGAAGCAGAAGAAGCTGATGTGGAAGCAGAGGTAGCAGATGTTGCTGCTGCTGAAGCTGAGTTAGCTGCTGAAGTTGCAGAGGTTGCAGCAGATGAAGTAGATCCAAACAGAGTATCAATGTATGACTTATTAACTGCATCGCTAGATGCGGTAGGTGTTCCAAGATCAGTAACCTTGTTATTACCCATTGACAAAGCACCGGTCATTGAATCGCCGGCTTTAGAAACTTTGGTAGCAATACTGTTGGTTACTGTGGTTGAGAAGCTTGCATCATCATTGATAGCAGCAGCAAGCTCATTAAGAGTATCTAAAGCACCCGGAGCTGCATCGACAAGGTTTGATACTTGAGTATCTACATAAGCCTTAGTTGCAGCATCTGTGTTAGCAGTAGGTGTACCAAGACCTGTTACTTTGTAACCACCAGCAGCAAGATCGGAACCTAAAGTTCCGCTTGTTACTGTCTTAGATGTAAGAGTAGAAGCAACCCCATCAAGGGTAACTGTACCTGTGGCATCAGGAAGAGTAATTGTTCGATCTGCCGTAGGGTTGGTTACTGTAAGAGTTGTCTCGTTAGCATCAGCCGATGATCCTTCAAATACAATGCTTGAGTCATTAAGAGTTAGACCTGTAACGACCGGGCTTGTAAGAGTCTTGTTGGTTAAAGTCTCGCTACCTGTAAGGGTAGTAAAGTTGTCATCAGAAAGAGCTGTGTTGAACTGGGCAACAGTACCTGTAAGGGTATTGTCAGTAAGATTGATTGTCTTGTTTGTAAGGGTTTCAGACCCTGCAATGGTAGCAAAGTCAGCATCTGACATAGCAGAATTGAACTGAGCCTTTGTACCTGTCACAGTATTAGATGCAAGATCAATGCTCTTATTGGTTAAAGTCTGACTTCCACTAATTGTGGCTACATCTACTCCACCAGCCTTAACAGTTCCAGATCCCTTAGGAACAATATTAACGGAGATATTCGTATCTCCACCAGTAGCAGCAAGGCTTGGGTTATTACCAGTAGCAGCATTGGTTACTGTAAATTCATTGACAGCAGATGCTGTGGTAGTAAATATAACCTGTTCATTCCCATTGGCATCGGCAATGAAACCACCATTAGCAATCTTTGGAGCAGTAAGTGTCTTGCCACTAAGTGTTTGTGTATCGGTAGTACCTACGATAGTTCCAGATACTCCGTGAACACCTGTGGTTGTTGGGCTTGCTGTCGATCCAAGGTGAGATGAAAAGTCATTAAAGTCAGCAGCAGAGACAACATGGCGTACCGTGGCACCGGCTGAGTGAGTTACATTCGATGTGTTGTCATATGCTCTTTCAATAGTAAGAGCAGTTCCACCGCCAGAGGCCGTTACCTTGACAAGTTCTTCCTTGTTCGTATCTGGATCAATGACCAAGATATATGGGTAACTCGTTGGAAAACCTGTTGTCAGGTCGAGTGTCATTGAAGTGGCAACGCTACTTATCGATGAAGATAAGGATGCTTGCTTTGCCGTAGAGGAGTAGTATCGATTTTGTGCCATTCGTTACCTCTTATAGTGGAGTCGGGGAGGGTATAAATCTCTAAGTGATGCAGCTTCTTGTTGTAGTCGCTGCGTATAAAGTCCAAGATAAAATCGGGCAGTTGAAGATCCTGACCCAATAGGTTTGGTCTGATCGAGCATATCTGACTCGACAGATTGTGCAGGTACTCGAGCTGCATCGATATTCATAAGCAGACGAGCCATGGCACCGTATGTAATACAGTCAACTGAACTTGATGGAAAACCTGTAATGGTTTCATAGACATCACTATCAGAAGTCAGTACTGATGGAGCTTTAGCATAGACAACCTGAACTGTACGACCCGGATCAATAGAGTCATAGATATTGATTGTCTTACCATTGGCAAACTCAGTCGTGTTGGCTACCTTATCGGTGTTGTAACGCCGAACATTGAGCCACTCTTTAGTCGATCCAATAGTCTGCCACTTAACATCAAGAACATACTCCGTAGCCGCTGGAAGCGAATAAGTAGTTACTGCTGAGTTGAAGGAGAAGGTGTGGGTTCCTACCGCAAAGAGTTCTGGGTAAGAAGCCTGAATGGTATCGTTGATTGCATCCTTGATAAGTTTGCGAGGATATACAGGAGCCACAACAACTTTGGCACTATTGGCGGCAGTTGCTGCTGTAGTACCACGAAAACCTCTACCCCAAGGGGCAACTGTAATTGTCTTGCTGGCATTATCTACCTTATCGACATAGATGAGTTCATCACCAATCTCAATAAGACCACGACCAATTTGATTAGTTTCATTTACAACAAAACTTGTATCATTAGCCGTAATTCCACCGACTTGATTGATCCAAGTAGCAGTCTCTTGCTGGGCTGCACCGCTTTGAATGTTGAATGCAACCTTATCTACGAGTTGTCCAAAAGTAGTTGACATTAAGATGACCTTGCTCTTAGGGCAGCAGCAGGAGCCTTATCGGTTGTGCTACCAAGTTGATTACATACACCACGAAGGTCTTTGTAGTTAGGTCTGGTATTACCAGCCTTAGCATTTAAGGCACCAACGACATCCAGACCAGTTGTGCCAGCCCAAGTGTTTGCAGCCAATGCATCATCAACATAATCTTGTAACGCTGGATAAGTGCCACCATTGGCAAGACGATTAAGTTCTGCCGTAAATGTGCTTCCGTTAGTACCTGTTGCCATTACTTAGCCTTCCTCATAACTGCTGCATTATCTACAAGATTTGGATACTTGCGACCTGCTGCTTTGGCACGAGCCTTAGCTTTAGCCTTTTGAGCAGGAGTTAATTTGGTTGACTTCTTTTTTGGGTTCTTTGTATCCCAAAACGCTTTTTTCTTTTTCACCATTTCACCTTATCTGCCCAATAGGCTGCTGACATCTTTCCTTTTGCAATGTTCTTTGCATGACGAGCCTTAAAAGACTTCTGTCG